AAGGAAACATAAAAATGTCTAAAATTAATATCGCGATCGCCGGCGTCGGCAACTGTTCATCAGCACTTGTTCAGGGTGTTCAATACTATAACGAAAATCCAGAAGATACAATTGGCCTAATGTTTCAAGACATTGGCGGTTATTCAGCTCCGAATTTTAACTTCGTTGTTGGCTTTGATGTCGATTCTCGTAAAGTTGGTCAACGGTTAAATAAAGCAATTTACGCAGAACCTAATTGTAATATGGAAGTATTTCCTCCAGGCCATGATATGAGCTGTATTGCTAATGAGTCAATTGTATATCGTTCACCTACGTTGGATGGTATTGCGCCTCACATGCATGATCTAGATAAAGCTATTACGTTTTTGGAAGATACAGAAACAACGCCAATAACTGCAAGCGAATATCGTGATATTCTTAAAAATCGTAAGGTTGATGTACTACTTAATTACATGCCAGTAGGTTCAGAAGAAGCTGCTAGATGGCACATTGAAAATGCTATTAAAGCTGGTGTTCATGTAGTTAACTGTATGCCAACTTATATTTCTACTAAAGATGCTATGGAATTAGAACAACTTGCAATTGACAATGGTGTAACAATCGTTGGTTCTGATATGCGTTCTGATTATGGAGCATCTCGTTTATCTGAAGTACTTCAAGGATCTATTATGGATTCTGGTTTATTAGTTACTCAGCATATTCAAGAAAACAAAGCTTGTGGTACAACTCAAGGCGATATGCGTAGAACCGGTCGTACTGCAAATACTGATTTCTTAAACATGGCTACTAAAGATCGTTTAAAGAATAAACACATCTCTAAAGAAAATGTACTTAATGGTCAAGCTGTAGTACGTGGTAAAGATATTGCTGGCCTTACAATGTATGCCGGCCCATCACTTACTGTTTTTCAAAAGCCTGGTGATGAGTATATCGGATCAGATAATAAGATCGCTAATATTGATATGGTATTCTGGGGTTGGGCTGGAGCTCGTTATGAATTGACAGCTCGATTATCTGTTCAAGATTCTCCAAACAGTGCTGGTATTGTATATGATGCTATTAGATTCTGTAAGGTTGCTTCTGAAATGGGAATCGTTGGTTACCTACGTGGTCCATCAGCTTGGTCACAAAAGACTCCACCTGAGCAACTTAAAACAGCTGATGCTAAATTTGAATGCGATGCGTTAGCTCGTAGAGTTTTAACTGATAAAACACGACCTCAACTTAGAGAAAATAAGCCTAACGTTGAAGATCTAACTTATACATTCCAATCAGGTGAAAATGACTATGCCTAAGCAGTTAATTAATACCTTTGATATTGATGGCGTAATCTATTTTGGCGAGGACGTAACTGGTGTGCGTCCTGGTCGAGATGATGTTATTATTACAGGAAGATCATATCAACAAGAACTTGATACTATTTGTATGTTAAAATCTCGTGACATACATAATCATGTAATGTTTAATCCACTAAAACGAAGTGATGACGCTTACAGTAGAAAAGCTTCAGGCATTCATAAAGCTAAATGCATCACAAAGCTTAAAGAATCGTTTAAGATTGGACTACACTTTGAGGACGATCCTATTCAAATCGAAGAGATTAAAAAGGTTCATCCAGACTTAAACGTAATTCATTTAGTGAGAGAGGGTCTCATTGGCTACTAACAGCTATAATTATGATTGGTGGTCTTATGATAAAGACCTTATGCTTGACTTTAATCATTTCTTAAAAAAGATTAACGATCGTGCTGCTATTCAGCAAGGTTTTACTAATGATCAATACGAAAATCTAAATCGTCATGGTGTAATTGACCATGGCTTAGGAGAGAACGTTGAATACTTTCATCCTACAATTACGTTAGATGATCGTATGAGATTTATTGGTACTGAAATTGCTACATCACGAATGAGCGATACTAACATTGTTGGTAATACGATTATATCTCACTTCTATGGAGCTCGAGGAGTTCACTGGGTAGTATCAGGAAAGGAAGGAACCTTTGTTGATTTTGATCGTATTGCTGATGGCGATGCTGATTATATTAAGTCTTTGCGTAATAATGTTGATAAAGCTATTAAGAATAAGCAACCAATCTGGGGAACCACCGAGTTACATACATCAATTCAAACTTCTGGTAGAAATTATTGTCGTAAAAAGTATAATGATCCTGATCGTAAGTTTCATCCAGTTGATGTAAGTGAATGGGTTGCTTCTTTTAGAGATTCTAAAATTATTGAAGGAATGCTAGCAGCCAAAGATCTTTTTGAGGTGTTTACTTTATTGAGAACTTTGCCAGGAGTTGGCGAATATTATGGATTCCATTGCGCAACTTCAACATCAGTTTTACCTCAAATGAAATATCATCATGATCAAAGATTTGTCGCTCCAGGACCAGGAGCAGTTTATACGATAAAATTACTATGGCCAGATGTTCCTAATAAATATCTAGCTGAAGCAATTTATTTTATGAGAGAAAACGCAGCTGAAATTGGTTTGACTAAGGATGTTACATTCCATGAATCTGCATATAATATTGAATTAGACAATGGCTCTTATCTTTTTAATGAGCAACAGAATGGATTAAAGTATTATGGTACTGAGGTTCTATGTTGTCAATATGGTGTATATCTACAAATAAGAGATGACGAAAAGGCATGCGCAAGACGTCAAGTTGCTAGAGCTAAGACACCACAAAACACGTTAACTGAGTTTTTTTAAGATGAAAAATATAATCAACTGCCCATTTATTCCAATAGCAAAACGTCATGCATCTCACCGAGGAGCTCAAGGCGTTATCTATGGAGATATGATTAAGGAAAAATATGGAAACTGCGATGTCAATTATGGTGGAGAAATTACAGATCATAACGCTTATGATAATCTCTGGGTTTATCATGGCAGTGATTATAGTGGCGGTCTTAATATGTTTGGTGGCGTTTATGGTTTCCCATACGTTGCTAACACTGTTAACTTTTCTAAATTTAAAGGTCAAGTCTATTCTATAGGTATGGACTTTCCGCCATATCATGAGATGATTAAAAACAAATTAGCAGCAGCAAAAAGAGACGTTCAGCCAGAATGGCATCAAGTTGATTTGAAAAACCTTGAAAGAATGTTTAATACAGCAATCAGAATTGATGTTCCTAATCAGACTCGTAATGTTATTATTGGTGATAGTCATGCGATATGTATGTATAGACCAGGATGGACAGTTAATAGTATTCCATTTAAAACTCTTAATGGCGCTTTAAACGATGGATTTAAATCGTTTATTCCTGATGAGTATGATGAACTACATTGCTATTTTGGTAATATTGATGTTCGACATCATTTGATTAGACTAGAAGCGAGTGTGAAAGAATTAGCTGATAGATATATAACAGAAGCTAGTAAATTTGATGCTAAAATATATGAGTTGTTACCTATTGAACATGAATCACGAAAGCTTCCACAGTCTGGTTACTATAAAGGTCAACCATTCTGGGGTTCATGGCAACAGCGTACTGATATTCGTAACGAGTTTAATGACTATATAGAAAAACAGTATGGCATTATAAGATGGACTGATAAGTTATTAAATAAAGCAGGAGAACTTGACTTTAAATATATGGAAAAGCCAAAGTCAATACATCTATCCCGAGAGTTCTATCCATACTGGAATGGAATCCAACCTATAAATACAAATACACTTGAGGAATTTTTTTAATATGACAACCTGGGCAAGCATCGTTCCATTGATTGGTGGAGAAACCATCGCAATGGAGAATATCTTTAAAACAAAACCAGAGTACTTTCTTACTTTTGATGGCTTTCAGGCTAACGAAGAACATTTGAGAAATTACTATAACAATGAGATACCTTACCTAAACCTCTCAGAGGGAGTCAGACACCCATCTAACGTAGACGTAGTTAATACTATATGTCCATGTGCTGGTCTAAGTTCACTGAGTCCATCAGCTTCAAGTAATAATCCAGCAAACGATTGGATGGTAAAATCAGCTGAATACGTTCTAAGTGAAATGTCACCAAAGGTTTTTTGGGGAGAAAATGCTCCAAGACTTGCGTCAAAAATGGGTGAACCAGTAGTAAAAAGACTACGTAAACTAGCTGAAGCTAATGGTTACACATTTAGCATCTTTAAAACTAAATCATTATTGCACGGTCTAAGTCAAGTAAGAGATCGTACGTTCTATTTCTTCTGGAAAGGCGATACAGTGCCATTGTTTGAATATATCAATATTCCACCAACAATGATTGCTGATGATATTAGAGCTGTAGTAAACGATAAAAACGATCCAATGTCTCAAATTTTATGTAATGATAAAAAGCCATCTGATGATCCATATTACAAATTTATCTTAGACAGTATCGAGGGTGGGATTACTCATCAAGAGTTTGCTGCTAAGATTACTAAGACAATAAATGTACAAGATTATATTGAAGAACACACAACCTATAACAAGGTTGCTGAGTGGATGCGAGAACATGGTTACGATAATGTAGCTCGTAAATGCGATAGAGCGTATCATAAGCTAAAAGCCGGTGGTAACATTATGCGTAAAGGTGTTGAAATTCCTAAAGATAAAATAGGAGCTTTCGTAGGTCATATGCCAACAAGCATAGCGCATCCTGACGAAGATAGATTCTTAACAGTGCGAGAAGCTATGTCATTGATGAAACTACCAACTGATTATCAGATGATCAATGCCAAAAGATCACTTAATCATATGTGTCAAAACGTACCAGTAACTACAGCTGAGCATCCAGCAGCTATGGTTAAAAAATACTTAGAAGGTAAATTGGATTTTGTCGATACTAAGTATATGGTACAAGATAATAAGAAAAAAACCTATGAATGTGAAAAAAACAGTTTACAATTGACTGAATTTATGTTATAATATACCTATCAATTAAATAAAAGAAGAGGAAATATGCCAAGTATAAAATTAACGGCCGAGCCACAAAAATACCGTAAAGGTAAAAGAAACTCACGGCCACCACAAGACATGCCATTTGATGTCGCTATGAGAAAGTTTAAGAAAGCAGTTGAAGCTGCAGGTATTTTACAAGACGTTCGTAGAAAAGAATACTACGAAAAGCCTACATGGAAACGTAAACGTAAAAAGGCTGAAGCGATCGCTCGTCACAAGAGAGATTCTGCTTCTGAGCAAACGCAATTCGGTAGGAGGAGAGTACGATGAGTGTAATGGATAAACTAAAAAAGAACTCGAAGATTAAAACTACAGATGTACTATCTGATAGCATTTTCTTTGGTGATAAGAGTATGACTAAAACTGAAGTACCAATGATCAACGTTGCGTTATCTGGAGATCCAGATGGTGGTTTAACATCAGGTCTTACTGTACTAGCAGGTCCATCAAAACACTTTAAAACGTCATTTGCTTTGCTTATGGCTGGTGCTTATCTTAAAGAAAACAAAGACGCTGTAATGTTGTTTTATGATTCAGAGTTTGGTTCACCGCAATCTTACTTCGAAGCATTTGGTATCGATACTAGTCGTGTGCTACATACTCCAATTACAGATGTTGAACAACTTAAGTTTGATCTGGTTGGCCAATTAGATAACATTGAGCGCAAAGATAAAGTTATTATTGTTATTGATTCTATTGGTAACCTTGCTTCTAAGAAAGAATTAGAAGATGCTTTGAATGAGAAATCAGTTGCTGATATGTCTCGAGCTAAAGCTATTAAAGGTCTATTCCGTATGGTAACACCTTACTTGACTATGAAAGATGTGCCTCTATTGGCTATTAATCATACGTATCAAGAAATGGGTCTATTCCCCAAAGCTGTAGTTTCCGGTGGTACTGGTATTTACTATTCAGCTGATAATATCTGGATTCTAGGACGTAGACAAAACAAAACTGGAATGGAAGTTACTGGTTATGATTTTATTATCAATGTTGAAAAGTCGCGAATGGTTAAAGAAAAATCTAAAATCCCAGTCTCAGTCTCTTGGGATGGCGGCGTTGAACGTAATTCAGGTCTACTTGAAATCGCTCTTGCTGGTGGTTTTGTTGTTAAGCCTAATAATGGTTGGTACTGTCGTGTAGATCAAGATACTGGTGAAATGGTTGAACCTAAAGTCCGTGAAAAGGTTACTAAGGAAGATGAATTCTGGGAACCTATTCTTAAGACTCAAAAGTTTAAAGACTTCTTGATTAAGCAATATCAGATTGGTCATAAATCTTTAATTGATTTTGACCCAGAAAGCCCTTTACAAAACAACCAAAGTGTGGTATAATAGATGGATAATCATTACATAACGGTCGAACATCCGGATTCTGATTTCTATGCAATACATCTGACAGATAAGTCTCCATTTGAAGGCGTTAGATTTATATATGGAACTGTGTCTATCAAGGAAGATACACAGTTAGGAATGGCTACATTATCATTTACATATAACATTAATGATCCTGGAGACTTTGACCATGATGATTTATGTAAGGATCAGAAATTTAATGACTATATTGGCGAATTATTAACTCATATTATTGAAGAAGGAACAACAGAAATTGCAGAACGAAATACCAACACACGTACTGAGTCACCTACTCAATAACGAAGAATACTGCCGTAGGGTAATACCATATATTCAGAAAGAATATTTTGATGGTTGCTATAAAGTAGTATTTGATCTTATTGTAGGGTTTGTTGCAGTTCATAATAAGCTACCAACTAGTAGAGTATTGGATATTGAGTTACAAAAAGTTTCTGCTCCAGAAGATATTCTTAATCAGTCTTCTATACTAATTAAAGAGATTAGTGTAAAGACTGATTTAGATACTGAATATCTTATTGTTGAAACAGAAAAGTGGTGTAAAGATAGAGCTGTTTATCTAGCAATTATGGATTCTATTCAAATCATTGATGGTAAAGATGGAGAACGCAGCGAAGGTGCTATTCCTGACATTCTATCAACGGCCCTTGGTGTTTCATTTGATCAACAAATTGGTCATGATTATATTGATGATGCTGATGGTCGTTTTGAATTCTATAATAACGTTGAAGAAAAGATACCGTTCGATCTTGATTACTTTAATAAGATTACTAAAGGTGGTATTCCAAATAAAACGTTAAATGTTTGTCTTGCTGGTACTGGTGTGGGTAAATCATTGTTTATGTGTCATAATGCAGCTTCTGTTTTACAACAAGGCAAAAACGTATTATACATTACAATGGAAATGGCTGAAGAAAAGATCGCTGAACGTATTGATGCTAATCTTATGGATTTACCAATCCAACAGCTTGAAACATTATCTAAAGATGTCTTTTCTAAAAAGATTCAAAAGATCGCAACTGGTACTATTGGTAAACTAATCATTAAACAGTATCCTACCGGTAGCGCTCACTCTGGTCACTTTAGAGCATTGTTAAATGAAATGAAGATGAAGAAAAAGTTTATTCCTGATATGATCTATATTGATTATCTTAATATATGTTCATCATCTCGTATGAAGGCTATGGGTGGGAGTATAAATAGCTACACCTACATTAAAGCTATTGCTGAAGAACTACGTGGTTTGGCTATTGAGTTTGATGTTCCAATCATGACAGCAACTCAAACAACAAGATCTGGTTTTGGTAATACTGATGTTGGACTTGAAGATACTTCTGAGTCATTTGGTTTACCTGCTACTGCTGATTTAATGTTTGCTTTGATTGCTACTGAAGAATTAGATGAGTTAAACCAAGTAATGGTAAAACAGTTAAAGAATCGTTATAATGATGTGAGTAAATATAAAAGGTTTGTGATAGGAATTGATCGAGCTAGAATGAAGTTATATGATGTTGAAGAATCGGCTCAATCAGATATAATGTCTGATATGGCCATCCCTGATAAACCAATCGCAACGTGGGGCAATAACGATGCTAAAGACACGTTTGCAGAATTTAAAGTATAAGGAAACGATATGTTAAGTAAATTTATGAAAACCCGTGGTGCTATTGGCACTGGTATTACAATTGGCCTTGTAGGTCTTATTACTGGCTTTGTTCTTTTTGACCCAGTACAGTTGGTAGTAAGCGCTACACTTATTGCGTGTGAAGTTCAACTTTGGATCGAAAAAAAGGATTAATTAATGTTTAATGTTCGCGTAATTTCTCATAGCAAACCAGCTATTGGAGTCGAATTAAAAGATGATTTGTTACAAATGGTCGCATACTGTGCTCGTGTGTCAAACCCAAGTAATCAAAATAATGAAGCGAGCGCTGAAAAACTAGTTAATTACTTGATTAAACATCAACATTGGTCTCCATTAGAGATGGTTAGTGTTTGTATGGAGGTAGATACTACTAGGGATATTGCTCGACAAATCCTTAGACATCGATCTTTTTCCTTTCAAGAGTTTAGTCAAAGATACGCTGATCCAACTAAAGATCTAAGCTTTGTAACTCGTGAAGCAAGACTACAAGACGATAAGAACCGTCAAAACTCTGTTGATATTCCTATGGAAGATTCTATTCATCATATATGGGAATCATATCAAGAGGTCATTATTGAACGTTGTAAGCACGCGTATGAATGGGCTATTAGTGCCGGTATTGCTAAGGAACAGGCAAGAGCAATTCTTCCTGAAGGTTTAACAATGTCTCGTATGTATGTCAATGGTACATTAAGATCTTGGATTCACTATATTCAGCTTCGAGCATCAAATGGTACTCAGAAAGAACATCAAGAGATCGCTAAAGCATGTGCAGAAGCTATATACCAAATATTCCCTCTCGACGATGTCATATAACTAAATGATCTAAAAAAAGTGAATTAATTTCACTAAAACAGTTTACAAACTCCTTTCTTTATGATATAATATACCTATATTAAATGATAAAGAAAGGAACTACATTATGAAAGACTTAATTACTGAAACAAACAACCTTCTAGCTCTCATGCAAAACAACCTTCGAGACTTCTACGCTAAAAGCGAATACGCTGGAGACAATCCAGAAGATTATGCTGATGAAAGAATGGAAGGAATTAACTACATCTTCGAAGAAGGTCGTAATTTTATCAAGCTTGTTAAGACAGAAGAAAGTCAATATGATGGAGATCTTAGATCTTCAGTCGTTGGTTTCATTGTTAAAAAAGCTCCTAAAGCAATCGATAACAAAACAAACGAACCATTTAAAGTTGGTGATATGCTAATGGCAGCTGGATGGAGCAAGCCGGCTACTAACTTTGCTAGAGGTAACATATTCGATAGTTACCAGTCAGAGTCAATTCGTTGGACAGGAATTTAAGGAGAATATTATGAACCTAGAACAAATTATCAAAAGCCTAATAAAAGAAACTCTTACTGAAGAACAGGTAAGAGACATAGTTGGAGCACCAACTCTTGAAGAATCTATAACCTGCGTGTGCGGCGATCGACTTGATGAATGCAAAGAATCTTACGAACACATGACACATGGAGTATAATATGAGTAGAACTAATTCTTATGTAATGACAGCTCACGCTGAATCAGCAGGCGATATGCTTGAACTTCAAACTGTTAGAAATGCTATTAAGACCATCAATAAGATGGCTAAAGAAACTGATAGAATGAATCAATATCGATATGACTCAGGTTGGACTGATGTTTTACTACCCTTGACACCAAAATATCGTGTTAATGTTATGCCTCGTGGACCACGTACTAAAGCAGCAATCGCTGATGGTCGTAGCCCAAGAGCTTATGATTCATGTCTTCCAATGCGACATGCAGAAAGACTTGATGTATATATCCATGAACGTTCATAGAGTTATTGCTAATGTTAAGAGCTTTTAAAGAAGTTACTAATTGGGATGAATGTAAACATCCAGTTCTAAACCACACATATATCTTAAATGAGCAAGGTCATTGCGTTGGATTTAGATCAACAATATCTAAACAGTATAAAGAATTTAGTAAACCTATGAAAGGATTTTCTAAATCTCGTAGAAAATTTATTGAACTTAAACCAGTTGAAAAATATATGGAGTCTGGAAATGTATAAGAGTACAGCTATTATAGTATTAGTTGCGGCAGTAATTAGTTTTTTATTGGGATCTATTTTAGGTTCAACATCAGTACAAAATTCATGGAGATTAGATGCGGCTCAAACATCTTGTGCTCAATTTAATCCATTAAATGGACATTTTGAATGGATCGAGGTATCAAAATAATGGTTGAATATTGGGTTGTAAAATTTACTAAAAACGATAATGATCCACTTCATGAATATCTTTTTGCTATTGAAAAAGACGCAGAAAGCTTTAAAAAAGATATGGATGAAAGGGGTTATATAACATCAATTGCACGGAACGAGGAATTTCTATAATGGAATATTTAATTGCTTTAATAACTATAGTTGGTGTTGGATATACTTCATATATCATTGGACTTAAAGAGGGTGGTGCTAAAATGATTGATTCCTTGGAATACTTAGGGATTATTATTGTCGATGAAAAGGACAATGTTTGGCCAAATAAACTGTATAATCCTAATAGTAAATAAAATTTTATTATAAATAGTATTGTACATTTACTAACAGGAGTGTTATAATACAATTATGAAAAGTTTTTTATCACTAGAACCAATTAAAGAAGCAGTTAGACTTGCTCCTGGTCAATTAAAAAAACCTAATGCTAATACAGGCGAGGCTCGAATTGATATTCTTGCAAGACTTATACGAGATGGAAAACCTCTCGAACTAGCAAAGGGTGGAACCTTTAAAGTAACTGAAATTGAAGATGCTTTAGCTCAAATAGAAATATTTAAGAAGCTTGAAAAGCCATTTAATCTTCATGGTGATGGTAAAACTATTAGCTCATCAGATCTTGGTAAAAGCAAAGTCTTTGGCGGGGGCGGTGGAGCTGGTGGCGGAACCAAGAATACTCAAATCACTGAAAGTCATCAATGCGTTATTTGTCAAGCAATGCTAGACAATGGAATACAGTCAGAAGAGTTCTTTATGAATGAAGAAATCTTAAAGGCTGCATATAAAAGAGTATATGTTGATGCTACATACGAAGAAATTGCTAGTGTAGAGGATGGTTGGTTTCATTCTTCATACGAATCAGCTAAAATTCTCGTTAAAGAGGGTTATATCAATAAGTCTCAAACATTCCATAGAAACAGTAAATTAATGAATACTGTTTATGCATACAAAAACGTTGCATATAAAAATTCAGATCAAAAACCGGTTAAAGATGATAAGTGGAATCCAGGTGATTTTTGGGCTGTTGAAAAATCTTTTGATCTTAAATCTCTAAATACGGATTCTATTGCTGGATATAATAAATCTTTGCTTCAAGCATTTGTTGATAGACAACTAGTTGCTATATCACTTAAGCTTGTTAAAAAGAAAGCAAAGGCTAAAGAATATAATGTCAAACTACCACCTGATACTGATGATCATAAGCTATTAAAAATATTACTCCAAGGCGAAAAACGAGGAACTTTTTGGTCTAACAAAGGTGCTACTATTCTCTTTGACGAAGGTAAATTTGATCTAAGAGCCGGTTCTGCTGGTGGCGCGATAAAAGGAGAAATTGCTCTTAAAACTGCTAGAGGCGGCGGCGCTGGATATGGTATCATGCAAGACGCTTTAAAGCTTGTTATGAGAAAGAAAATACCAGACAATGGTAAAATCAATGCGATGGCAAAGAAAATAGTTAAAGGTGATAAGCGATCTATTGCAATATTTCATAAAATGTATAGTCATTTCTATAAAAACGAAAGCTATGAAACCTTTGAAAAAGAATTACTTAGTAAAGACGTTTATTGGGTTGGATCTAAGATGGCATGTCTATATGTTGTATACATAGTAGATCAAAACACTGGAACAAAAGCTAATAGATGGCTAACTAAAATTATTAACTATGCTGGATCTAAATCCGAAGACTCTAGCGCATACGTAAAGGTATATGAATAATGAAAGGATTTAAAAATCAACTGGCTGAAGCCGCAGGAAAGAATACTCATATGATTCATATTGAGGATCTTATTCTTGACGGCGGAGTTAAGGGAGCGCGCCAAGCTATACTTGCATTGAGATCATTGCGAGATATGCTGTCTGGTAACGCAAAATCTGCAGTAGACGTTACTGTTAAATGGGATGGCGCTCCCGCCGTATTTGCTGGAGAAGATCCATCTGATGGTCAATTCTTTGTAGCAAAGAAAGGTATATTTAATGCTAATCCAAAGATCTATAAATCTCATGCTGATATTGATGCTGATACTTCTGGTGATTTATCTAAAAAGTTAAAAATGGCCTTTGATTACATTAAGCCTCTTGGTGTAAAAGGGGTGATTCAGGGTGACTTTATGTTTGATAAGTCAGACCTTAAAACAGAAAGCATAAATGGAGTTAAGCATATAGTTTTCCATCCTAATACAATTGCTTATGCTGTTCCAACTGGATCTGATTTGGCTAAAGAAATTGGAAGAGCTAAGATTGGTATAGTATGGCATACAATATATAGTGGAGCAACATTTGAAACAATGAGAGCTGAATTTGGTAAAGAAATTGTACCAAAATTAAAAGCTTCAAAAGATGTTTGGATGGTCGATGCTACTTTATCTGATTTATCAGGAACTGCTACATTAACCAAAAAAGATACTGAATTACTCAATAGTAAACTTTCAGCTGCTGGAAAGTTATTTAAAAAAATATCTGGATCTACTCTTAAAGAGTTAGAATCAAACAAAGAACTAAACCTCATTATTAACGTGTATAACAATAGGAAAGTCAGAGAAGGTCAAAGAATCACAGATACTAAGAAACATGCTACTGGTCTTATTATGTTTGTCCAAGATCGTTATCAAAAAGAAATTGACAAGAGAAGCAGTCAAAAGGGTAAAGATACTCAAATTGCTAAAAGAGATCAATTACTTGCATTTTTTGACAAATCTAATCTAAAAAACTTACAGAATGTGTTTGATTTGCAAAATTTAGTAGTAGATAGCAAATTAATTATTATAAATAAACTAAATGGTTTAAACAAAATTGGTACTTTTGTTAAGACTAAATCCGGATTTAAAGTAACCAACCCTGAAGGTTTTGTTGCTATAGATCGTATGGAAGGTGGAGCAGTTAAATTAGTTGATAGATTAGAATTTTCTACCAACAACTTTAGCAAAGACATTATTAAAGGTTGGGACAATCCTAACTAAATGGAACCGAGGATAAACATGAAATCATTTAAAGAACACGAAGCAGAACTATCTGAAGATAGTGGCGATTTTTCAGAAGCTATGTCACTTGCACATAGAATGAAAATGAAAGCCAGCTTCAGAAAAAACAAAGCTAAAATTGCTCTAGGTAAAAAGAAAGCAGCAAGAAAATTAGCATCCCCAGAAAAACTCAAAGGTCGTGCCACGAAAAAAGCTCGTGATATTATGATACAAAAAATACTTAAGAATAAAAAGAAAGGTGATCTATCATTTGCTGGCAGAGCTGGTATTGAAAAGAGATTAGCATCTAAAAAAGGAGCAATTGCAAAGATTGCTAAAAAGTTACTACCAGCAATTAAGAAAGCTGATAGAGCTAAATTGAAGAGCAAAGGTAAAGACAAATAATATGGAAATTAAAAGTTTTAGCGACTATTTAACTGAAGCTAAAGGCGAAGTCTATTTCGTCTTTGGTAGATTTAATCCACCAACTTCAGGCCATGAGAAACTTTTTGACAAGCTAAAGAAAACGGCTGGTAGTAATCCATATCGTATATATGGTTCAAAATCACAAGATGCTAAGAAAAATCCTTTATCGTTTAAAGAAAAGATAAAATTCTTACGCAAAATGTTTCCAAAACATGCGCGTAGCGTAATGGCTGATAGCGATGTTAGACACGTTATGGACATTGCTACTAAATTATATGACCAAGGTTATACCTCAGTAACTATGGTTGCAGGATCAGATAGAGTTAAAGAGTTTGATACTCTTCTCAATAAATATAACGGTGTCGATTCTAGACATGGTTTCTATAACTTCGAAAATGGTATTAAAGTCGTTTCAGCTGGAGAAAGAGATCCAGATGCTGAAGGCGTTGAAGGTATGTCTGCATCTAAACTAAGAGCATATGCTTCAGATAACGATTTAGAAAATTTTACAAAAGGAATGCCTAAAGGCTATAAAGATTCAAAGGCATTATTTAATACTATTAGAAAGGGTATGGGTCTAAAAGAATCTCACATGCATCGAAAGCACGTTGAACTAGAAACGGTATCAGAAAAAAGAGAACAGTTTATAACAGGTGATCTTTTTAAAGAAGGCGACGAAGTTGTGCTAAAAGAATCAAATCAAATTGGTGTTATTCAAAGATGTGGTACTAACTTCCTAGTAGTTGAATTTGGCGACTGGAAGAAGAGAGTCTGGTTAGATGCTGTTGAACTATTAGATGAAAAGAAATATACTGATATGGATTCTAAAGAAAAAGCAGCTCACGATAAAGAAAGACCTAATGCTCCTGAAAGCCAACACACTAAGAATTTTAAAAAGAAGTTTGGCGAAATGAAAAGTTTTTCACAATCATTGGAAGAAGATGATGCTAAATCAGCACTTAAAAAGAAAGCTGAAAAATCAGGTATGCCTTATGGTATCCTAAAGAAAGTATTTGATCGTGGTTATGCTGCTTGGAAAACAAGTCATAGACCAGGAACAAATCCAACTCAGTGGGGATTAGCTCGAGTTAACTCATTTACAACTAAATCATCTGGAACATGGGGTAAAGCTGATAAAGATCTTGCGGCAAAGGTAAGGGGAAGTTGATGAAAACATTCAAAGAAATACAAGAAGCAAAATCAGCAGCATCAAGATTAACTAAACGTTTAAAAGGCAAAGGCGTTGATCTAGATAAGAGAGCTAAAGATCGTAAAGCTGAGCTGGATAGACTTAAAGCTAAGTATGCCAAAGAAGACTCCATCGATGAGTCTCCTCTTGTAATGGATGATATGGATATAGTTGATACTTTATTTAAAAAGATTAAAGAAGATATGTTTAAAGCTAGACGCCAAAAGAAATCTGAAAAGAACTGGCCTAAGCTACAAGCACTAGCTCAAATGGCTGGTTATGGTATTACAAAGAAAGGCCAAGCTAAAGATAAATCATTTAGATACGATATTAAAAAATAATGGATAATTTTAAAGAACATTTTGACTTAATGGAAGGCGTAAACGATCCTTCTATTTTTAAAGCGGTATTCCTAGCAGGTGGCCCAGGTTCTGGTAAATCATTTGTTGTAGGTAAAACAGCTTTACAAGCATTAGGTTTTAGATTAATTAATTCTGACGATGCTTTTGAAAAGGGATTAAAGAAAGCAGGACTTACTGCGTCTCCAGAAGATATTGCATCAGCTCAAGGTCAAGCTGTAAGAGCTAGAGCAAAAGCTATTACTGGTAAGAAAATGAACTTTGCTCTTCAAGGTAGAATGGGTATTGTTATTGATGGTACTGGTAAGGACTATGCTAAGATTAAAAAGCAAGTTGATATGTTAAGAGAAATTGGCTATGCTGTTCATATGATATTTGTTAATACAGATTTAGAAACTGCATTAGAAAGAAACAAGTTAAGACCTCGATCTTTAGAAGACGGTTTAGTTACTAAAATGTGGAAAGATGTTCAAAAGAATATTGGTAAATTTCAAGGATTATTTAGAAATAGATTATTAATAGTTGATAACTCTAAAGGCTCTGACATTGATAGTCAGACGATTGGGGCGTTTAAAAGAATAAAAACTTGGGCTGATAAAGCTCCTGAAAATGCAATTGCTGTAAGATGGATAAAAGGACAAAAATAATGTACGGGTTTAAAGAATATATTACTGAAGCTAAGATCAAATGGAAGAAGGTTCCAGATGGATATGGCGCAGGTAATAAGAAAGTATTCAAACATGTAACTTCAGATGGTAAGTTTGAGATTCGTTTGTCTGGTATGGATTCTATGAAGTTTAATAAAGACGGGAGTCAGAAAGTACTGCCTACAGTTTTTGACAAAAGCGGACAGACCCCAAGGTATCCAGTCACTGGATATAAGAATGTAGCTACTGCTAAGAAAGAAGTTCAACGATGGATGGACGACCATGGAATCTAAAAATATGCATACATTCTTAGAGCATGTAGAAGAAAGATTTGGTATCTATGAAGGTCAACATGTACCTTTAGATCAACCTATGATTGAAATAGATGAAGCTGCTGAACCTGAACTAAATAAACCTAAGAGGTCTAGTGGTAAAAAGAAATATGTAGTTTACGTTAAGAATCCCAAAACTGGTAACGTAAAGAAAATAGAATTTGGCGACGAAAAGGGTGGTCTCACATCTAAAATTAATAATCGCGATGCAGCACGTAACTTTGCATCACGCCATAATTGTGATACCAAAACAGATAAAACAAAAGCAGGATATTGGGCGTGCCGACTTCCAAAATATGCTAAAGACTTGGGGTTAAAAGGTGGTGGATCTTACTTTTGGTAAAAAACCGTATTGGGAAGATGGAGAGGTAAGAACCTTTGACCCAACTGTAGAAGATGCTGAATACGTTTGGCATAGAGACTTTGAAAATAGAGAAATAGAAATTTTAGAAGGCGAGGGCTGGCAGTTCCAATTAGAAAGATGTCTACCCTGGTTATTAAAAAAAGGTATGGTATTTGATATTAAACAATACGAATATCATAGATTAATTAAAGGCGTAACACCATTAAAATGTAGGGTTATAAAAACATGACAACAGCTAATGAACAAAGAGCAGCAGCTGCGGCAAGATTAGATAGAATCGAAGAAAAGATTGATAAACTGTCTGACGCTATTATTTCTTTAGCTCGAGCAGAAGAAAAGATTGCAACAATGGCTGAGTTTGGTAAACAACAAGGGGAACAAATATTAACTCTTATAAATAGAGTTGATAAGTTAGATCAAGTCGTACGTGAAAACGCAGCGACAGTAAATATAATTAATAAACTATTCTGGATAGTAATCGCGGCAGCCGCCACAGCTATCACAGGAATGCTTTTCATACAATAGGAGAAACTAATATGAGACTTAATGATAAAGATACCTTAAGCATTGCTGCAGCCGTTAGCGATGTACTCGAAGGTAAAGTAAAAAAGGAAGAAACAAAATATCCACATGATATGTTTCATCCAGAAACCGGCGAAAAAGAAGTAGCTAAAGACGAAGCTGAGCATAAAGCTCTTGCTAAAAAAGGCTATACTCATGAAAAGCCAGAAGTTGATGAAGTGGCTGAGCCTAAAGCTAAAGGTGAAAAAGACTTTAAAGGTAAACATACAGTTAAAAAATCTGGTGAAAAAGAAGACGGTTCAGTAGTTAAGGAAGAAGTAACTATTTCAATTACTGAAACTAAACTTAAAGCTGGTAAGGGTAAAGCTAAGATCGATATTGATCACGAAGGCGATGACATAAAGGCTACTGAAAAGAAATTTAAAGTAAAATTTAAGAAAACAAAAGATGGCTTTGATCTTTCTGGAGAAAAGAAAAACATTTTAGCTTACTTGCAATCAAAAGATTACGATATGGATCCTGAAGATATTGAAGATCTTTTTCCAGAACTAATGGAAGGTTTAGAAACTATTGAAGAAGGTTTTACTAAAGCTCAGATTAAAAAAGCTGTAGAAATGGCTCTTAAATCAGATGGTAAAATGACTCCAGTCGCGAAAAAGATTGAAAAGATTAAAAAAGGATTGAGTAGTCATAAAGAAGTAGCTGCAGCATTCCAATTGGCCAATGAAGAAGTTACTGAAGCTATGGTTGAAGAAGCTCATACAATGAATGAAGCTAAATCTAAAATGCAAGAAGATAAAGAAAGATATCAAAAATTCTTTAAGTCTGCTTTGAAAAAGTTTGGTGTCGATTCACCAGCTCAACTTAAAGGCGATAAGAAGAAAGAATTTTTTGATTATGTTGATAAGAACTACGAGGCTGATAACGAAGAAGACTAATTTATCTTGTATAGATAATATATGATGAAAATATTTGACAAGCTTAACAGCAGAAATTTTGAACTCTTTGCGTCGCAACATTACAATAATCCTGAGTGTTGCGACGTTGAAGAGTTTAAAGAAGATTTAACAAGATTTAAGTATCTAAAACGATTACTTAGACGATATGAACAATATGATGACTTGCAAGAAAGGCTTATATTGAACCACATTATTGTCTTATATAACGTTTTTGGTATTGAAGCGGCTAACAGAATGATGTGGTTTAAAGTAGAACCAGAACATCATTCAATGCTAAAGACTTTTTTAATCTTCCTGAATTATCTTCCGGAAGATGCTAAGGTAGAAATACCATTAGACCAAGTCATAATAGATAAACTGAGGAAACTTTAATGAGCGTAGTCTCAAGAACAGCTGATTTATTCTATGCCTTTAGGTTTCTAAAGTTATTAGTCTCGTCTTGGGATAAGACCGATGCATATGAACTAGGCATTATTGATGCCGAAGGTAAGATTCTTAAGAAAGCTAAAGATCGAAAAACTCCACAGGAAAAATCAGCTTACACGGTTTTTCATAGACTAGTATTTAATGTAAAACGTCTACTTAATAAGTTACCATTTGGTCAGACTAAATTAGCGTCTTATGCATCAGCTTTATTTTTAATTAAAGAAAATACCCAATTAACTGATGATGAAATTAAAGATGTATTAAACCAAGTGTTTGATGATCTTGAAGAAACTATTAATTTATCTGAAAATGCTTCATGGTTTGATAAGAATAGTAGGTTATCACCTGGAACATATACATTAATTCAAGATATTGCTTCTCCAAACACCGGTGAAGTGATCGCTAGTATAAATACTAAGGTAAAGGCTATTGATTTTACAGAAGCCTATGGTAATATATTTGGTTTAAACATATACCAAGTAGAACATATGTTAACTAAGCAAAAGATACTAGTAACTAGTGTGGATTTAAAAAGATGAAAACATTTAAAGATATGTGGGAAGACGCAGCAGCAAATTCAGTAGCATCGGGTGGTGTATCTATGCCAGCGGATGCTGTAAAGAAAAAGAAAAAGAAAGATCTATACGATGGTAGAACTAAAGCTGGTCGTAAATTCGTAGAAAGAATAGTAGCTAGGCGCAAAGCAGCCGAAGCAAAAAAGGAAGCAAAAAATGAAAACATTTAAAGAAATAAGAGAAGCTATGTCAACTTGGACAGTGACTGTTCAGAAACCAGTTAATAAGCTTAAGAAAGGCGATAAGCAAGTTGTTAAAGCTCGTTCTGGTTTTGAAGCAATTAATAAAGCTATGAAGTTATGGAAAGATCCTGCTCTTAAAGCTGCATCAGCAGATTCATTTAAGATTACTAAAGAAGGTCTAGACGAATCTAGTGATCCTAAAGTTGCTAAAGCTGTTCAAGGACTAAATGATCTTGGTAATAAAATGAAAGGTCGAGATCAGAAAGACATAAGACGTATCGAAAAGCTATATAGATCTGGTAATAGTAAAGTATTTCAAGGTGCTATAAGAGCATTGGATACAGACCTTAGAGATCAAGTTAAGGATATTTTTGATGCGCTAGGTATGGTTAAGAAAGGTGTAGTAGACTTCTAATATAGGTTAAAATTATATGAGTAAAATATTGATTGGAATTATTGTTGCTATGGGTTTTACTGGTATGATGTATTACCAATTTTCTGTTGTACCAATGAAGAACAAGCTGGAAGAACAAACAAAGGTTATTCTAGCTCAAGATCTAAGAGATCAAGAACAAAAGGCCGCGATCGAGGCAATTCAAAGTAACTTGGAAAAGACTTCTAATTCTCTCAGAGGTCTTCAAGTACAAAATCAGCAATACGAAACTCAAATGTCTGAATATATGGATATATTCCGTAGGCATAACATTGCTAAGCTCGCAAGCGCTAGACCTGGATTGATGGAAACACGAATTAATAATGCAACAAAGGAGGTGTTTGATGGTATCGAAGCAGATAGCAATCGTATTAGCTCTCTTAATGATTAGTGGGTGTAGTCTATTACAACAACCACCTCGTGAAGTCGAAATAATAACTAAACCAATTAAGATTGATATTGTACAACCAGTATTACCAAGATCTTTAAACTTAAAAGAACCTAAGTGGTACGTAGTTTCAGACACTAAAATCATTGAAAATTGTTTAAAGAACGAAGAAGGCAAGTCTGATTGTAAGCTTGGTAGAGAAGATCTATACCCTGAAGGATATACATACTTTGATAAGTTTATTGATGATATTAAAAAAATGCACGGAGGCGATACAGTATTTGTTGCTATGAGCGTTGCCGATTATGAGTTAATGGCTTATAATACACAAGAGATTAAAAGATATATTAATCAACTCGGTGAAGTAATAGTTTATTATAGAAACGTAACAATAGGCGACGAAGATGCTGGAGCAGTGGAAATTAAAGTGGAGAAAAAAGATGAGTAGAATGAAAGACGATATGACAGTATGGGAAAGAGCAGAAGTAGCAGCAAAGCTATCAGCCATCGCATACATGAATCCTAAACCGGCTGAAACAGCATGTAAAAAGCTGGGTTTTGCTTCAGGTAAAATTATTAGCAGAGACGGTGCAGAAGTACTTATTGCAAAAGATAGAAATGATCTATGGTTTGCATTTAGAGGAACAGAACCAAACAGACTCAATGATGTTATGGCTGATCTTAAAGTTATTAAAAATTCAGCAGTAGCTGGAGGTAAAGTCCATGGGGGTTTCCAAGAAGAAGTCGACGATGTATGGATGGATATTGTAAAAGAACTAGAACATAATGACCAACTAAAGGTACGAAAAGATGTATATTTTACTGGGCATAGTTTGGGTGCTGCTATGGCTACTATTAGTGCCACACGTTATGAACCTCAAGAACTCTTCACATTCGGATCGCCGAGAGTCGGAGGTAAACGATTCATCAAAAATGTAAAATGTGATCATTATAGATTTATGAATAATAATGATATCGTATGTAGAATCCCACCAGCATGGCTAGGATTTAGACATCACGGTACTATGATTTACTTTAATAGATTTGGTGATAAAGCGTTAAAGCCAACATGGGCTGATTTCTTTTATGGTATTATTCAGTCATGGAAAAGATGGACATTCTTTGATGGTGTTGTAGACCATGGAATGCCTAACTATGTTAAAGCTATTAAAAAACTAGCTAAAACGGAGAAGTGATATGCATTGGCTATTAATACTTACACTTAAATCAATATTATCTTCAATCATTGGTAGTTCGTTCTATCAATGGTTTCAAGGTACCACTATGGGTATATGGTTTCAAAAGAAAGTCGATCAATATATGGAATACTTTGCTGAAAAGTATGACCTTGAATTGGCTAAAAAGGACGCAAAGTTTAGGAAACAATATCCTCTTCAAGCTGATCGATTAGATCATCTAGAAGCCGATTTTATGACTATATGGGAACTTCCGGTTATTCAAAAGGCTATCATTACCGAATTAAAAAAAATAAAATAAACGTTTACAAAGCTTAAGTTTTATGTTATAATATATACTATTACTAATTAATAAACTATGAATGATGGACAACCACTTATGACGATGCATGTAACTAAGCGCAACGGAACATCGCAAGACTTTGATTTAGAAAAAGTACACAAAGTTTTAGAATGGGCCACCGCTGAAATCTCCGGAGTTTCAGTCTCCGAAATAGAAATTAAAGCAAATATACAATTATACGATAAGATTCCAGCGTATGATATTCATGAACTTCTTATTAAATCAGCAGCAGAACTAATCTCAGAGCATACGCCAAACTATCAATATGTTGCTGCTCGATTAATATCTTATAAGCTTCGAAAAGAAGTCTATGGTCAATATACACCTAAATCATTAGTTGAAGTTGTCATCGATAACGTATCTCGCGGAGTTTACGATGGCGCAATTATGCAGGAATATTCCCGCGAAGAACTACTCGAACTAGATGCTTCTATTAAACATGATAGGGATGATACATTCACTTTTGCTGGTATGGAACAGTTTAGAGGTAAGTATCTAGTTCAAGATCGAAAAACTAAAGTTCACTATGAAACACCTCAAATATTGTATATGATGATTGCTGCGACATTATTTTCTAAATATCCAAAAGAAACCAGAATTAAATACGTTAAGGATTACTATGATGCAATATCTCTCTTCTATATTTCGCTCCCTACGCCAATCATGGCTGGTGTTCGTACGCCAACGCGTCAGTTTTCAAGTTGTGTGCTTATTGAATCTGGCGATAGTTTGGATTCTATCAATGCAACTGCCACTTCAATAGTAAAATATATTTCTAAGAAGGCAGGTATTGGTATTGGTGCTGGTTCTATTAGAGCTGAAGGATCAAGAGTTGGCGATGGTTCAGTGGTTCACACAGGCCTTATTCCATTCTTAAAATACTTTCAAGCCGCAGTAAAGTCTTGTTCTCAAGGCGGTGTTCGTGGTGGAGCTGCTACTGTATATCTACCAATGTGGCATTATGAATTTGATGACCTTATTGTGCTTAAAAATAACAAAGGTATTGAAGAAAACCGTGTAAGACATATGGACTATGCATTTCAAGTTAATAAACTGATGTATGAACGTCTGTTAACTGGTGGAGATATTACATTCTTTTGTCCAAGTGATGTGCCTGGTTTGTATGAGTCTTTCTTTGATGATCAAGACAAGTTTAAAACTCTATACGAAAAGTACGAAAAGACTCGTTCTATTCGCAAGAAGACATTGCCAGCAACTGAAGTATTCTCTACTCTTATTCAACAACGTAAAGATACCGGTAGAATCTACATCATGAACGTAGATCATGCAAATGAACATGGTGCGTTTAAACCTAAAATTGCTCCAGTTCGTATGAGTAACCTATGTTGTGAAATTGATCTACCAACAAGTCCATTATCAGATAATTCTGAAGAAGGAGAAATCTCATTATGTACATTATCAGCAATCAATTGGGGTCTAATCAATGAGCCCTCAGAATTTGAAAAGTATTGTGATCTTTCTGTCCGGGCTTTAGACGAGCTGCTTGATTATCAGTCTTACCCTGTACGTGCTGCAGAACTGGGCACTATGAATCGTAGACCACTAGGTATCGGTATTATTAACTTAGCTTACTTCTTAGCTAAACGTGGTCTTAAATACGATGAAGATGCATTCGAAATAGTAGATGAATATGCTGAAGCATGGTCATATTACTTAATTAAAGCTTCTCAGCAATTAGCAAGTGAAAAAGGTGAAATTCCTTTAAAAAATCACACAAAATATGCCGATGGAGTATTGCCAATTGATACATATAAAAGAGAGCTAAATAATTTAATAGAGCATACAGAAAGACTACCGTGGAACGAGCTTCGAGAGAAACTCAAAGAAACAGGTACTCGTAATTCTACACTCATGGCACTTATGCCAGCAGAAACAAGCGCTCAAATCTCTAATAGCACGAATGGTATTGAACCACCTCGCGCATTAGTTAGTTACAAGCAGTCAAAGGATGGAGTAATGGCTCAGGTAGTTCCTGGTTACCACCATCTTAAAAATAAGTATGACCTATTGTGGGATCAAAAGTCTCCTGATGGTTATCTTAAGATCTGTGCGATTCTTCAAAAGTACATAGATCAAGGCATTAGTGTAAACACATCTTATAATCCAGAACACTACGAAGATAATAAGATTCCTATGTCTGTAATGATGACTGATTTGGTAACAGCATATAAGTATGGATTAAAACAACTTTACTATTTCAATACGTTTGATGGGGCTGGAGAAATGACAGATGAAACAACCCATCATGCATACGATGGAGAGAGTTCACAATATGAGGACGACGATGATTGTGAATCATGCAAAATATGAAGAAAAGACCAAAAATAAAAATGAAAAGCGGAGCTGAATGGGACGCTCTTACAAACGCTAAAGGATTCTACTGTTATTTAGCTAGACCAGGAGTATCAGCTAGTATTAAAAAGGGTTATAATAAAAGATTTAGAAAACAAGGAAAAATAAATGGCTGTATTGAAGAAGAATAAAAAATCGCACTTAGAAAAAATGATGTTTCTCGATGAGGCGGTTGATATTCAAAGATATGATGAAGTAAAATATCCACAGATGGATAAAATAACAGACAAACAACTAGGTTTCTTTTGGAGGCCTGAAGAAGTAGATGTATCAAAAGATAAAAAAGACTTTATGTCGCTTACTGAAAACGAGCAACATATTTTTACAAGTAATCTTAAGCGACAAATTTTACTTGATAGTGTTCAAGGTCGTGCTCCAAACTTAGCATTCCTTCCTATTGTGTCTTTACCTGAAGTAGAGAACTGGATTGAAACTTGGTCATTCTCTGAAACAATTCATAGTAGATCATACACGCATATTATTCGTAATATCTATCCCGATCCATCTTTTGTATTTGATGATCTATTAAATCAAAAGAATATTATGGACTGTGGTAAGTCTATTGCTAAATACTATGATGATCTTATTGATTGTAATCGCGGCCCAACAAATAAAATGGATCATAAGCGAGCTATTTGGATGGCTATGATGAGTGCTAATGCTTTAGAAGGTGTTAGATTCTATGTCTCTTTTGCATGTTCTTGGGCATTTGCTGAACTTAAAAAGATGGAAGGTAACGCGAAGATTATTAAGTTGATTGCTCGAGATGAGAACGTTCACCTAGCTTCAACTACAACTATGCTAAAGCTTCTTAAGAAAGAAGATAAAGATTTTGAAAAGATCGCAAAAGAAATGGAACCACAGGCAATTGCATTATATGAAGAAGTAATTAACCAAGAAAAAGAATGGGCTAGTTATTTGTTTCAAAATGGTTCTATGATTGGTCTTAATGAAAAGATCTTAGCTAATTATATTGAATGGATTGGTTGTAAAAGAATGAGAGCTATTGGATTACCATGTCCTTATGTAGTTCCACAAGCGAATCCATTACCATGGACTGAAAAGTGGATTGGTGGCGGTAACGTACAAGTTGCTCCTCAAGAAACAGAAATCAGCTCTTATGTAATTGGTGGAGTTAAACAAGATATAGATAGTAATGCATTAAAAGGATTAAGCTTATGATGAATATAGAAATCTATAGCAAAAGTCAATGTCCATTCTGCGATTACGCAAAGCAGAAGGCAGAAAACTTAAAAGGTTATGGTATAGCAGAATACGCAGTATTCGAACTTGGAAAGGACTTTAATCGTGAAGAGCTATTAGAGAAATTCCCTCTTGCAAGGACCTTCCCACAAATAAAAGTTGATGGTGTATCTATTGGCGGTTGGGATCAATTTAAAAACATAGGATAACATATGAAGCGATCAGTGGTTAACTGTGAAGTTTGTTATAATAGAAGTATAATTGGGCACCAGGAAGACGAGATAGTTTTATTCTGTCCACATTGTGGTGAAGAACAGGATGAAGCTCTAGAAGAACTAGACTTTAACGACGAGTAATGACATGGCATTATCAAGGCAAAGAATGGCAGTTGCCAGAAGAGTTCAGTCACAAAGACGTGTATGGCTTTGTGTACATGATAACGAATCGAGCAACTGGAAAGAAGTACATAGGGAAGAAGTTCTTTTGGAGTCAGAAAACTCTAGGGATAACAAAGACAAGGAAAAGACGTAAAAAGTTATTAGTAGAATCTGATTGGATGAGTTATTGGGGTTCTAATAAGCATCTTCAAGAAGATCATAATAAAATTGGAAGTGAGGGTTTTTATAGAGAAATATTACATCTCTGTAAAACTAAAGGGGAATGTTCATACATGGAAGCAAAGGAACAGTTTGATAGGGGAGTATTATTAACTGACGAATACTATAATGGTATCATTCAGATTAAGCTAGGTGGTAATGCAGTGAAAAGTTTTTTAAAATAAACCTTTACAAATGCCTAAAAGTATGTTATAATATATCTATTAAATAAGGATAATATATGAGTAAAGTGATAAAGTTTCCAACACATATTCGTCAAGCAGCAATAGACGATGAATATGCTGAAGCGCAAAGCGAGCATGAAGAATATGTTAATGATTGTCAGGAAGCCGCCCAAACATGTCTTCTTGTATTAGAAGAAGTTTTGCTAAATGACTATAGTTTATTTGACGAACTAGATTTTAGAGACGAAGAAATGCCCGAACAGCGTGATATGTTTGTTATTATGAATATGATATCTTCGATGTTAATGCGGTATGGCGGAACTCGTCATTTTTTACAAGACGATTTCGATAATTTATATGAAAAACTAATGGGTGCAATTGAATGATTTTACTTGACTATAGCCAAATAGCGCTATCTAATATTATAGTACAAAAGCTAAATGATGAAGATATGATAAGACATATGATACTAAACAGTATCCGTATGTATAATAAGAAGTATCGAAAAGAATACGGTCAAATGGTTATTTGTGCTGATGGTTCTGGATACTGGCGTAAAGATTACTTTCCTGAATATAAAGGAATGCGTAAAAAGAATCGTAAAGAGTCAGACCAAGACTGGGGAGAGATCTTTAGAATCTTAAATCTAGTACGTGAAGAGTTAAAAGAAAACTTTCCATACAAAGTAATCCACTTAGATGGATGCGAAGCTGATGATGTTATTGGCACTCTTACTATGAACACTCAAGAGTTTGGTCAACATGAACCAGTGATGATTATCTCATCGGATAAAGACTTTATCCAACTTCACAAATATAACAATGTTAAGCAATATTCTCCAATTCAAAAGAAAATGGTAGTTGATAAGAATCCTAGGACTTATAAGTTTGATCATATTTGTCGTGGTGATAAGGGTGATGGCATTCCTAATATCCTATCTCCGGATAATGCTATTATGGAAAGTATTCGCCAATCTCCAATAACTAAGAAAAAGATTGAGCATTGGGCTGAAAACTCTGATAATCTAAAAGAAATAATGACTCAGGATGAGTATAGAAACTATCAAAGAAACAAAACTCTTATTGATCTCGAAGAGATACCTGACGTTCACCAAAAAAATATTATAAATACATTTATGGAACAAAAACTTCCAATGAAGATGAAAGTATTAAACTATCTTATTAAAAAACGATGCAATCTATTGATTGAATGTGTAGAGGAATTTTACAATGGCTAAATCAGCAACAAAACCACTTATTAGCGAAGTGTTAAAAAACGCTAACAAACTAGGAACCAAAGGAGATAGAGTCAAGTACTTACAAGAACAGGACTGTACAGCTCTTAAGGATATATTACGTATTAACTTCGATGAAACCGTTTCGTTATCATTACCAGATGGTGAACCACCATTTAAAAAGTTTGATGTTTCTGGTCAAAAGTTACCAAAAGAGCTTAGATTTGAATATCCTAAGTTTCGAAATTTCGTACAAGCTGCAACTCCAAAGCTTAATCAGTTTAAAAGAGAAACAATATTTATCGATTTATTAGAATCAATTCACCCAGACGACGCTGTGTTATTCTGTGAAGCCAAAGATAAAAATATCAAACTCAAATATGTCACTAAGGCTATGATTAAAAATGCGTTTCCAAACTTAATTAAAAAATAGGAGAATCATACTACAAAAATCTATATCATGATAGTCAATTCAATTAACTTAACCCGGAGATTGCTTATGAGTTATATTCAAATTGAACGCCTTAAGAAGGATCGAAACGAGGCATTATACTATCAACGTAAATTAATGAAGAAAGGAAAGGATGTGTTAGCGTACAAGATGGAAAAGAAAATCGCGCATTTAAATCATTTCCTAGATGATATGGAGGCAATTAGCAAGGCGCATTGATTATTCCCCTCAGTGAAAAACGTAAAATTAATTTCACTGAGGGGTTTACATTTGTTAAGAAGTATGATATAATATACCTATATTAAATAATAGAAGACTCGTTATGAATATATTTGTTTTAGATGATGATCCAGTGATAGCAGCACAGTTACAATGCGACAAACACGTAGTAAAAATGATTGTTGAATCAGCTCAAATGCTATCAACAGTTCATAGAATGGTCGATGGCGTTATGGAACGTAGACCATCTAAATCTGGTTCTATGCTACAATACTTTAAACTTGCCGACGAAAGAGAAGATATTCTATATAAGGCATGTCATTTTAATCATCCATCAACTATTTGGACTCGCGAAGGTTGTTGTAATTATACTTGGCATTACGAGCATTTTATTGCGCTATGTGATGAGTATACATATAGGTATGGGAAAATTCATTCGACAGATACTAAGTTGAGAGAAGCTCTTAAAAAGCTACCTGTTAATATAAAACAAGGTAAAACTCCATATAAGCTAGCTATGGGATCTAATCCAGAATGCGTTGTTAACGAGCTGGGTGGAACAAATGCAGTACAATCCTATAGAAATTTTTATCAAACAAAACAAGAGAAATTTAAAATGATTTGGACTAATCGTAAACAACCGGAGTGGTTTAATGCCATTATATGATTTTAAAAATTTAACAACTGGTGAAGTTGAAACAAAGATGATGTCTATCTCATCTATGATAGAATACGTAAAAGATCCTAACATTCAACAAGTACTTGCGGCGCCAAAAATCATTGGTGAAACTGGTGGATCGGTTTTAAAACAAGCCGGTGAAGGATGGAAGGAAGTCCAATCAAGAATTCAAAGTGGTATGCCACCAGCTGATAGAGGAAAAATAGATACAAAATGAATAAAAAACCATTACGTTTAAAATTAGAGCATTTAGTAAAGCTTGATCCATTAACACAAAATCAAAAACTAGCGTTTGAATCTTTCGCGAGTGGTAATCATCTATGCTTAGATGGTTCAGCCGGTACTGGTAAGACCTTTATATCTCTATATCTCGCATTAGAAGCTGTGTTTAATAAAGAATATGAAAAGGTTATTATTGTACGTTCTGCTGTTCCTACAAGAGATATGGGATTTCTTCCTGGAACTCAAGAAGAAAAAGAAGACGCTTACACAGCTCCATATAAAGCAATTGTTAATGATTTATTCGAAGATTCAGATGGTTGGACAAAGCTTACTTCAGGTAAACAAGTGGAGTTTCTCACAACATCGTTTATTCGTGGTATTACTCTTAAAAATGCAATTGTTATTATTGATGAATCTCAGAATTGTAACTACCACGAACTTTGTTCAGTTATAACAAGACTTGGCGAAGATTGTAGATTTATTATGGCTGGGGATTACTACCAATCTGATTTTACTCGTAAGGGCGATCAAGATGGTATTAGTGAATTCATTAAGATCATTAAAAATATGCGTGCATTTGATCATATTGAATTCAAGTGGGAAGATATTGTAAGATCTGGCTTTGTAAGGGATTTCATTATGACTAAAGAAATGATTGAACGAGGGGAATTAGATTAAGCTTATAACTAAATGATCTAAGAAACAGTGAAATAAATGTTTACACAATCCCAAAACTATGATATAATATACCTATATTAAATGATAAAGAAAGGAACTACACTATGAGTAGATGGCGACATGAAGAAAAAACTAAAATGCGAGATTACGATGCAGAAGCTCGAAATCTAATTAAGCCTTTATCGCATTTTAAACTTTATGAACTATATGGCATAGTACATAAAGAGAAGTTAAAGTCCAATAAGCCTGAACGCGATCTGGAATTAGCTGCAGTTCATCGAGCTATCGAAAATACTTCTGGTATTGATCAATATAAACTAAATTTTACCATTAATGGTTATAAGTCAGAGATGGCTCAAACTGGCAAGCCTCAAGATGGATCTAGACGTCCATGGCGTAAACAAGTATGAATAAAGGAAACTTCAAACATGAACCAATTGATCTTGGCTACAAAGATTTGGTCGCAAAAACTACTAATGCTGGGCGAAAGTACGCTGCTCCTAATGGGGTTAAGTATCCTTCTATTACTACAGTACTTTCAATATTAAGCGAAGATCATATTCGTGAATGGCGAGCAAGAGTAGGAGAAAAAGAAGCTAACAAAATTTCTAAGAGAGCTTCAACTCGTGGTACAGCGGTCCATTCAGTTTTAGAGCGATATGTTGATAATGAAGAAGACTATTTAAAAGATGCAAATCTTATTGTAAAATCTAACTTCATGGAAGTAAAAGAAATACTTGATAAACGATTAACTAAGGTATACGCACAAGAAGCTGCATTATATTCAGAACATCTTGGCGTTGCTGGAAGAGTTGATTGTGTCGGCGTTTTTGATGGACAAAATTCTATTATCGATTATAAAACAGCCGCTAAAACTAAAAAGAAAGAATGGTGTGAAGGTTACTTCATACAAGAAACGGCTTATGCTATTATGTGGGAAGAACGAACTGGTATGCCAATTACTCAATTAGTTACTGTAATTGCTGGTGACGAAGGAGCGCAAGTCTTTATTGAACATAGAGATAACTGGAGTGAAAAGTTATTGGATACTATAACCGAATATAAAATGAGAAAACTTTTTGGGCACTAATTATGACAATGCCAAATGAACGAAGATGGGCAATCAAAAATACAGAAATCTTTTTGAGAGACTTGATGGACCCAAAGAAAACTCCAAGAGTACCAAGTGCAGTAAGAAAAGAAGCATATCGATGCCTCAGGCACTATCCAGGCGAGTACCATATGGAAGAAGCAAGAAAAGCAGCACCTGAAGTCTTTGGAGACTGGGAAGATATGAAACATGATTAGTTATAGCACAAACTGGATGGGCCCAGTATCTACTCGTTGGTACGAAGAACGAGACATACCTTTTGAGATCAGAGAAACTTCTGGCAAGTTATTCCCAAAAACAGAGTATAAACATTATCTAGAGTCATATGCTTGTGGTCGCATAGATATATATGGATTGGATGAAAAGGAATACTGGTGTGGTAGAAGTGAGTACAGTGTTGCTCCAATGCGAACTGAAGATTGGAACAAGTTAAGTGATTGGTTGGATGAGTTGGAAACTTACGAGTTGGCTACATACGAAGAACTGATCGATCAATTCGAGCATTACATCGGGAAAGCGATAAGGTGG